ACCTATGACACGGAAATGTCTGGCGAGTTATTCGGTGTTCAACTTTCTGCGGATCATACCAAGGGAACAACGGTAGAGTTTAACGGCTTAAACACTTACGATGGCGCAAGCCACATGATTGTCACACCTACCGGTTTGACCTTCCCAGATGCAACGGTTCAGACAACTGCTTTCCCCGGATTTGCTGGCTACGCTACGGAGTCCTTTGTTACTAGCCAAGGATACATCACGCAGGGAACGGCTGACGGTCTGTATTACAGCATCAGCAATCCAAGCGGCTTTATTACTTCCGGAGATCTTGCTGGCTACGCTACCGAGTCCTTCGTTACTAGCCAAGGCTACATCACTTCTTCTGCCCTTAACGGCTACGCTACCGAGTCATGGGTTTATGCGCTTAATCCAGCAGTATTTGATGTTTATAATCGAATCACTTTTGGCGGTGGCACTAACCCAGACCCATCCCCGATGCCCGGTCGTTTCTGGTTTCAGTCCGACAAGTTCCGTTACAGCACTTCTTCGTCCTCTCTCGGCAACGTAATCGCTTCCGAGTCTTGGGTTTCTGGATCTTACGCCGCACTCTCAGGCGCTACCTTCACCGGGAAGGTTAATCTAGCAACTATCGGAGTTGGAACCCCAAGCATTAACCTAGGGGGTCAATGTGACGCTGCCCCAGCGTCAGCGGCCAACGGCGATCTCTGGATCTCAAACGCTACCGCCCCTAAACTGACATACAAGATGGGCGGGGTTAATTACAATCTTCCTGTCCTTAATCAGTTTAACACATTTACCAATCAGGTCGTAATCGATTCTTCAAGTTCCATAACACCTACCCTTCGCATTACACAGCGTGGCTCTGGGCCTACTTTGGTAGTAGAGGACTCTACAACCCCCGACACCTCTGCGTTAGTCGTGGACGCTTCTGGTAATCTCGGAGTAGGAGTTGCTTCTGGATACACAGCCACGCAGAAAGTGGAAGTTGTTGGCAACGTAAAAGCAGATGCCTTTATAAATGGAACCGGGCCTACCTATAATGTGAAAGCAATTCAGGCACATTCTGGCGGCTCAGACACTCACGAACTTCTTGTGTCCGTAAACGGTAGCACATACCGTGTTGGAATGAAGTTTGTCTCTACTCCGTAATACTATGTTTTACCTCATCTGTTTCCTTGTAGGATTTGCTTCCGGCATCTACCGCGATGCTATCGTGGAAAAAGCCAGAGAACTCTATATCAAGTATTCCAGCAAATGAGCCGGACGTTTAGTATCTTACTATTCTTTGGCGCTTTTTTCGTAGGGTGTAAATCCGATCTGCCTACGGCGGCTCCGGACGCCAAGACGATGGAAGCGCTGAATAAGTCTCAATCGTCAGCGGATGATAAAGTAAGCGCCGCTGTTGCCGCCGCCTCAGATGCTAATGACAAGGGTAAGCCTACGGCTGTTAAAGCCGAACTATCTGTTGCCGCGGCGTTCTTACCTGACGTCAAGCCCGGTGAACTTATCTTAGCCAAGACCCGCGCCGAGGCTGGTGATCCTAAGTCCTATGTTGCTATCATCGCTGATGCCATCAAGTTGAAGAAGGACAAGGAGGCTGTATGGGCTAAGATGGAAGCCGAGCGAGCCGCAAATGAGTCCAAGATGAAGGAACAGGAATCAAAGATTCAAAGCCTTCATAATGAGGTAGCCAAGGCTAAGGCCGAAGGTGAGAAGAACCTTTACACGATGGGCGCTATTGGCTTGTTCCTTGCCGGAGCCATTATGATGGCTTTCAGCCGCTACACCGCCGGGGGAGCAGTAATGCTCGCTGGCCTTCTTTGTGGCGCTGTTCCGGATATTAAGGGAAGTCCCTACTTCGCATGGGTTATCGGCCTATTCCTAGGCTCAATCGCCATTATTACGATCTGGGTCGTTTATAAGCGTGCTAAACATAACATTGACGAAACCATCACGGATGATGCTCGTCAAAATGCCATCGAGGACGCAAAGGCTAAGACCCTACCCCCCGATGAGCCGAAATCGTAAGCCTAAGGTTATCTGGCGTAAGTTGGGCCGTGAGGACGCCTTTGGACAGGCTTGGAAAGATAAGAAGATCATTGAACTAGATCCGCGCATGACCTCCAAGAAACAGTTGGAGATTATTTGCCATGAACAACTACACGTTACCTACCCGGACATGAAGGAGACTTTGGTTAAACGCGGCGGTAAAGACCTCTGCAATATCCTTTGGAGGCTTAATTACCGCGAGGTGGTAGTAAGCCCTAGGGCTAAGAATAAAAAGGCCGCAGAATGAATCCTCCTAGCCATCCTGACGATATTCCCCCTGAGATCAGAGACGGCATCCTTGCCGGGACTATTGGAGCGATTTCGTTCATTATCCGTATGCTGGTATCTACGGAGAAGCACAGTTACGGCTATGTCATTCGCCGGACGGTAATTGCTGGCCTTACCTCATTCTTTGTGGGCATGGCTACTCAGTCCTACTTTTCAAATCAAGGGCTAGGCTACGCCGCGGCTGGCATGGCTGGGTATGCCTCCCCGGAACTTATCGAGGCTTTACTTCTTTGGATCAAGCGGCAAGGTAAGGCAAAGAGGGATGGCTGAGTGGCCGAAGGCGCCTGACTTGAAATCAGGAAACCCCCTGTGGGGGGTTCGGGGGTTCAAATCCCCCTCCCTCTGCCGAACAGAACCGTGGTGTAATGGTAGCACAGGAGTTTTTGGTTCTCCTTGTCTGGGTTCAAATCCCGGCGGTTCTTATTCTTCGGTGCTTGTTCCTTCGTAGAATACCACGGTTCCAATCTTCTTTGGCGCCATAATCCCGTTCGTTACAAGACCCTTGATGACCGCTTCGGCCTGATCCTGACGTAGCCCGAAGTCCTGCATCAGTTCTTTCAGCAGGGCGCCACGCGCCGTCCTAGGCTTTGCGGAGAAGTGAGCATACTGCTCTCCCACTTTAAGCAGGTCTAGGCCGCTTGAAATTGGAGCGATTTCCCATAACACCTTGCCCGTAGCGTGCCTCAGTTTGAGCGACAGGGTAGGCTTACCATCCCTATCCCTTAGGCCGGACAGGTTTCCACGCTTAGACTTATTAAACGAGAAAACCGGATACTCCTTGGATTCGCGCCTAATGTTGATGATGGCACGCGCCCAATTCGTGAGTTCTGCGCTCCCGGTTCCGCTATATGCCATATCATTAATACTCTGGTTATCCGTCACTTCCTTTGGCTTCGGCTTACCTTCGTGATGGATAAAACAAATCATACACCCGGTTTCTTTCAGGATAGGCTGGATGAGGTTTCGGAGGAAATAGGATGCCGTCTCCTGCTTTGAAATGTCCCCTCCGATGTAGGATAAAAGTGGATCCGCAATAAGCATATCAAGCCTCAACCGGATGATTACCTTCCTGATGAGTTCAGCGAAGTCCTTGCCATACTTGGACGTCTCCGTGAAGAACCGAAGGTTCTCTTTGAGCAAGACCTTCTCATCGCGAGTCAAATCCATAGCGGAGGTAACACCCTGATAAGCCTGAGCCAAGTCCCCAGTATCACACTCTGCCTGAATGACGCCGATGCGCAAGGGGCGCTTGACCGGAATACCAAACAATTCCCTTCCGAGCGCCCACGAACAGGCCATCTGCATCGTGAATGAGGACTTACCGATACCCGACTGCCCGGTAACTAGGAGGGAACCACCCTTACATAGCCATCGGCCTAGGCCGATAACATGGTTAGGGTCATTATTGATATCATAGGTTTCGAGGTAATCCGTCCGGATTTCATCAGGGAAGTCCTGACCGTCCTTCCAATTCACCCAAGCCTCCCAATTCTCGGCGCCTACGTTGAGCGCTAAGACCTTCTGTTCCTTCTCACCGCGCATCACCCCCCCTAGGCGTGACCACCGGGAAGGGTTCTTGTTCTGGGGATCAGGCTCATGGTCGGAGAGATACTCATAGATGGCGTTGCGGCGCTGTTCAAACTGTTCCCGGCTTTCGGCATCTACCCTTACCCAAGCGTGAACGGACTTGCCGCCTGACTCGATAAGAGCCGTGATTGGCAAGTTAGACTGATGGAAGATGGCTACCTGCTCATCCTTGGCCTTCTTGTCGAACTCGACAAGCACGTGCCGATAGGAGGAAACGGACGTGTCCGAGCCTGAGAAATCATTAGGCGTAAGAGGATTTATGCGGATCCAAGCGCCTTGCTCGGTTCCCTCAAAATGCTTGGCACCCTTTGTCCCCGGAGAGAAGAAGCGCTCAATCCACTCCGAGCGTTTAAGGAACATCCCCTTGGACGCCGGGAAATACTTACCATCATCGTTCTGGCCCGCTTCATTCGTGATGCAGACCACATCATCGTCCTTGAACGCGGCGAACAGCAGGTCAGCCGTTCCAAGCGGCTTGTCGGCATACACAATCTCAGCGATACGCTTAGGGTCAAAGATGAGGCGCCCGTTAGCGCTCACCGAGCGCGTGCCGGAAGTATTGAGCCAGCCCTTCGGACGTTCGTGCGGCTTGACGAACGCATCGTTCAACTTGTGGCGCAGTTCCTTCTCAGACCACGGGGGCGAGCATCGCAGGTTGTATTCGTTGAGAAGCGCCCACGCATCATCCCACGAAAGGTCGAAGCCGTTAGCAAGGATACTTGCGGCCCGGTAGGTTGCAGGATGCCCACCCTGTCCTGAGACGGCGGCTGGCAGTTTGGAGAGATAGGCGCGAGCGCCGTTGATACGGTCTTGAATGGTCATAAATTAATTAATTACTTAATTAATTTTTTTTCATATTCAGCAATCCTGTTTCCAATGAAAAACATACAATTAACTGCCATTGAATTACCAATAGCCTTATATTGAGGCCCATCAGGACATTCGGAATCCTGTTTTCCATTCCAAGGTATTTTAGTCCAATTATCTGGAAATCCTTGTAATCTTAAACATTCATTTGGCGTTAATTTACGAACAGTATTCGGAGGTATTGCAACGTGAGGTGTTTGATCGCCAGCGGATGCTTTTAATGTAGTAAATGTTGTATAAGAAGGATTAGCACCCGCTTCTCTACGCAAGTTTCCGGGCTGGAATGAAATAGGAACATCTAAAACTAACGGAATATTTCCACCTCCTGTCCCAAAACGTGAAGTCATAGTAGGACATACGTTATGTGGGCCTGTTATTCTTCCATCTGTCGGTCTATTTTCATAGATCCCCGCTTCAATGACATTTCTAGACTCAATGGCAGTTTCTTTCCTCTTTTTTCCGCCCGCCGCAAGATACCCGCGCAAGCCTTCGCGGAGAGATAGAACTTCGGCGGGAGCAACCCAATCTCCAAGACACGCGACAATGAACACTCGGCGGCGCCGTTGAGGCACTGCTCCTGTCCCTCCAACATATTGAGCGTCCAGCACTCGGTAGGCCCACCCATAGCCGAGTTTCCCCAACGCCCCAAGGAAGGAACCAAGATCTCGTCCTTCGTTGCTACTGAGCAAACCCGGCACGTTTTCATAAATGATCCATTTTGGTTTGAGTTTATCAGCCAATCCAAGATAGGTGAGGGTAAGGTTTCCTCTTGGGTCTTGCATCCCAAGTCTAAGACCGGCGACTGAGAATGACTGACAGGGGCAACCGCCCACAAGAAGGTCGATTGAACCGGGTTCGAGAGGCCATGATTGGTATTCGGTGAGGGATCCATAGTTAGGGGTGTTGGGGAAACGGTGTTTGAGGATGGCACATGGGAAAGGTTCTATCTCTGAAAATCCAACAGGAATCCATCCAAGAGGATGCCAAGCAACAGATGCGGCTTCAATTCCAGAACAAACTGATAAGTATTTCATAGGTGGCTTTTTGTTTTTTGATTTAAATAAAAAAGAAGTCAAGAGACTTCTCCGTAATAAGACAACCATCGGATAAAACGTCCTGTCTTTCTTTTCAGGTAAATCCGTTTCATCAATTTCTTCTTCATCGCCAGATTAAGATACTCCTGAGCGTTTTGGCGCGACATATGCCAAGCCGCCGCCCATTCCTTAGCGGATTTGTATCCCTTCGGAACCTTGTCCTCTCCTTTGCGTTTAAGCAGGTAAAGGCGCTGGAATAATTCGTCCGCGCTTAGATCGGAAGCACCCATTTTTTAAGGTCGTGGGGTTGTTCGTGAAGCCAAGGCACAAGGGTCTTATCATTGTAATAGCCAAAAGCCATCCCCTGACTCCAAGCAAACGTGGCACGCCGGGTATTGGCATAATCCATCGCTCCGCGCTTTGTAAGTGTTCCTACGCTGATCCCGGTAGGGCTATCCGAGCGCGTCCCGGTCATACGTCCTACCTTATGGGTATGGGCGAAAATCACGTTGCCATACATATTAGCCATATCAAGGGGGGCATTGGCGCCATACACCGTTCCGTGTGTGAACTTATAATTGGCTAACTGATAAGATTGCCAGATACCATCATACTCCAAGAACGCCGATTTCTTCACAGCCTTATGGTTCTTAATACGGTCAATCAGCATCCCGGCGGCTATGGCAACCCGTTCATCACGTGAATGAACCTCCCGCCATAGCCGCGCTTCGTGATTACCGCATAGCACTACGGTAGGTCTAAGATCGTAAAGAAAACGAAGGCCGGAAGATATGTCTCCTTCGACCTCATCCCCCTCCCCTTTTGCTGATCCCATAAAAGCAGATAGGTCTAGGAAATCGCCTAAATGAATAACCTCATCAGGTTTCCAACGCTCCCTGAACTCCAATACCCCCTTGATGGCTTCCGGGTCGGCATAGTTGGAGTGAGAACACCCAACAGCCATAAACTTCTTCCATCCGGGCATCCTGCTCATCGGTAGCGGCAATACCAAGATTTGAAAGCCGAGAGAGGAACATCGACCTCATCACAAGCCTCGCAAAAAGTCTTTCCTGAGTTCTCAATCAAGCGCTTGGCCTCAATATATTTTTTCAAGTTCACAGGATCTGGCTTACGCACCTTCCGCTTCCATCCCGATTTAACGGGCGCTGGCATATTGTTAGCAACAGCCCACCGGGAAAGCGATGATGCCGGGATCTGAAAATGTTTAGCGGCGGCAGAGAAGTTCTCCGAGTTAGTGATGGCCCATCCATACGCTTCGGCATACTTCGGGTTATCCTTGATAGGAGTCCCATAAAATGCTCCCTTGGGTCGATAGCGTTCTTGCTTGTTGGTATTACGTGCCACGTCTCCGCGCATTTCAATGGCATCCTTGTATCCCAACTTCTTAGCCAATTTATCCACATCACTTTCCGTCCAAGGACGTCCTTCTGAATTATCTCCGGATATAATAATGCCGTCTTTTTTGACGAAATCTTTAAGTTTATTTTCAACCAGATTGAGCAAGGATCTGCACTCATCGGCAGTTCTATGGATATTGTCGGTCATATTGTTTTCTTGTTACTGACCTCGATGCTACGAAGCCTATTAATCTCAGACCTAAGCGAATTGTTTTCTTTTCGCAACTTGTCATAATCAACCATTTCAACAAATAAAAACCCGGAGTCATATTTTACCTCCTGAAACCAGATTTCTATATTATATTCATCGCAACGAAGAAC